ATCCATAATAAAGTTTATTCCTAGGATCAAAACTAAATCCTGTGCCTACTAAATCATTAGCATAAGCTACAGATAAATATCTATCTGTATATTGAAATGTAGTTGGTCGCCAAACAAATTTAGTTGATGCTAAAGAATAATCACTTGATGCAATAGCATTAACCATTCGGCTAAAAAAATACCAGTCACCTGCTGGAATATTAAATAATTGAACATCAGGCATTGTGTAATTAATAGTATAAGGATTGCCATTAGATTGTATTTCTGTAGTTCCTGCAAATATAAGCTGACTTGGCGTTGGATATTGATAAGCTGAATACCAAACCTCTGCATACTGTGTAATACCAGCAGATGAAGTAGTTACACGAACACTAAATGCTGGATTGGCGATAGATGGTAAAGGATTAACAATAACAGGAATAGGAATAGTTCCAAAAGCAGTAGGGCTACCAATACCTGTATTAGGGCTTGGTGTAAATTGGGTTATATTTTTATCGTCATAAACGGCTGGATTATATTCCATTAAATTAAGTGATGCAGTAATTTTTCCGTCATCACTAAATTTTTCAATAACTCTTTGAACCCTAAATAGCTTGGCTACCCAGCCATAATTAGCATTAGTTACTGTAACAATATCGCCTGCTTCTAACTCTAAACCTATGTAATTAATTTCGCATTGAATTTGTAAATCTTCTCTTGCAGCTTCTAACATACGATTAGCAAGATATTGCGCTTGAACAGAATTATTAACTAAATAAAGATTAACTGATTGTTTGTTTACTGGTTCATTAGCAAATAATAATGCAGGGTCTATAGTAGCTAAATCAAAAGATGCGGAATTAAAAGAATCTTTTGCAGAACCATCAGGAAATTTAACTTCAATAATATTAAATGAATTATTAAGATCAATAGGGCTTACTGTAATTCCACCGATCATATTAGTATTATTAATATCCATCGCTACTGTATAAGCGGGAGTTTGAACCACTACACCCCAAAGGCTTGTAATTTCGTTATATTTAACTAAACAGTCGCAACAATCAGACATAGCCTGAATATTTTGCATAATTTTAAGATTAGTATCTAATGTTCCATTAAATACAAATCTAGGCTGTGTAGATGTTCCGCCATTATAATTAGTATATGTAAACGATGCGTTTGAATAAGCATTAAGTGCAGTTAATGATGCAGTATCAATACTTGTTGTTGGGATTGCAGCGCCATATCGTTCTGATGTTAAATAATCTAAAAAACAATCGCCAGGTGCATATCTTGAATTAATTACATTAAATCTAGTTTGATTTAATCCTACTAAATTTCTGTCTTGATTGTATTTAAGATGAACAATAGCAAACGCGCAATTAGACATTAATTTGCTAGAATCCCATGTATATATAAGACCTGCAGAAGACATTACAGATATAGCAGACTGTGAAGAATTATAAGGATTATTTGAACCATTAGAATATAAATAAATATTCATATAGCCACTAATATCTTGTGTTTCGCCTGTTGATTCGTCAAGTAACCCAGTAACTTTAGTTAAATCTGTTCCGTCAAATACGCATTTTTTTCCACCCCAATATACATCGCCAAAAGTAAATGTATCAGGTGTTCCGCCTGTTTCTGTATTAGTTACTTCACTTAATGCAAATACCCAATAAATATCTTGATTGTCATTAGTAATTGACATATCTGTAATAATTCCGCCTACCCAAGCAGAGCCATAAATTACAGGAATTTTATTATCGCCTGCGGGCGGTATTTGTTGGCGGTTTCCTGGGTTAGGTTGTTGTCCAGCTAAATTAGATTGATTAGGTGTATCAGGTGAAAATACTTTAGAAAGAATAGAGGATGCCACCATGTTAATGGCGAATGCAACCACTTCGGTTAGGATTTCACCCGCAACCATGTGGAATAATTCTACTGCTATAAAACCGCCCATTAACTAATTTCCCAATGATGTTCTAATAATTTTAAACCAAATTTAGATAGATCAACGCCAATATAAGATGACATTACGGCTTGATTTATCTCATGTTTATTTATCATATCTTTTGCTATTTTTATATACTCTTTAATTAATCTTGCTATTACAATATTTGTTTTTCCAGTTAGCATTGTTTCTTGTAACTGATATATATTTTGATTCCAAAAACATTGAGTTTTAACCGCTACTAAAAATCCTGTTTGCTCTTGATCGATTAAAACAAACCCGCGTCCTGCATATAAATTATTTAATATAGATTCTACATAAGTTTTTGACCAGCTTAATGGATTCTTTGTTAAAGGGTTATCCGATTTGCTTGCAAAGTCTTTAAGTAATTCTATTATCTTGTCATTATCGTATTTGTTAGCGTATCGAATCAACCAGTTTTTCCAAATGCGTAATTAATAGTTTCAATAAAATTAACCCGATTCATTGATGTGTCTGCAGGGTTAAAAAATGTCCAAGCGTTATTGTTTGTATAGCGACCTGCAGTTCTGTTTTGTAAAATAATTTGAATACTTGAAGCAGAAACAGAAATTGTTCCCACATAACTACGAGATTCTTCCATCCATTGTTCAGATATTTGAAAGGTGCTTATATATCCAGTAAAGTATTTATATAAACCGCCAGTTCCGCCAGTAGTAATTAATTCGTTATTAGTATTAAAAAATCCATGCCACATTTCAATTTTAGAACCTTTAATGTCATGACTTAATACTAAACCAAGTAATGCAGTATCTATACCGACTAATACAACGGATGTTTCATTAGCTGTGGATTTAATATCTCGTTGAACATCGTTAATTTTTACTAACGATCCAAGAGCGTCAAAAGGCTGTGAATCTACTGCGGGAATTGTTAGAGCGGTTGGGGTTGTAGCAAGACGATAAACGGCAGAAGATGTCGTAACTCTTACGAAATCTGCCATCCTTATATTATTAGTGTTTTGTATTGGTGTTATATTGTTCATGGCAATACGGCTTCTATAGCTTTAAATGTTCCGCTCCACGCTATAAAAGAATCATTCGTCATAGGAATAAAACTATAAGCTGGATACTCTTGAAGTATAACAGGAAATGTAACGCCAGTATATGTAGAACCGCCTAATGATTGTGTCGTTCCGTATTGACCAATTACTGCATACATAGGGCTAACTAATGTAGTCATTACAGTTCGATGCACAGGGATACTTACTGTTGATCCTGTTCCCCTTAATACATCAGATGTTGCAATATAAGCATAACGATCAATTTGTAAAAAATCGCCAGTTTTTACAATATATGCGCTTGATGCTATTGACGGCAAAGAACCTAACACAATAGTTTTATTTGCGGTAGATGTTTGGTATTGACAAGCGCTAATTTGTGCTGATGACATATCGCCTTGATAAGCAATATAACTAACCCAGCCCGTTGATCCGAAATTTAAATAATCTTCATACTCTCGGTCAATAGCTCTTAATTCGCTTAATAAAGTTCTGTTTTGCGAATATAATAAATAATCAATAGGCTTCATATCGAATTGAAAAGGCTGAACAGATATAATTTCAGATGTCGATATTCTTTGGTTTCGGCTAATTACTTGACCAATAAAACGATGATCGTTAATTGCAATAGATTCAGAATTTCTTAAAATAGTATTTAATGCCATAATTATCTACTTTGTGGTAATGATCTATTAGCAGATTGATTAGCTGACCAAACCGCTTGTTTATTTTTAGATAAAAATTGAGTAGCTGATTGCGTATCAATAGCGCTCATATTTTGAATGTAAGGACCATTATACACGATTTGCGGTCCGCCCATCATAGAACCTAATTGATTATTTGGGATCACAGTTCCGTTGCCTTTTGGCACTACTAATTCAGGACCGTTTTCACCGACAAGATATGGCGATCCACCAGCGATATCACCACCGCCCGCTCTAGCGCCAATCATAATAGAACCATAAGATTCGCCAGTAGAGCCTGTAAATAAGCCACTACCGCTACTTCCGCCAAAACCTAATAAACTTCCTAGCTTGCCAAATATAGATGTCATTTGTGCGCGCATTTGAATTTTAATAAGGTCTGCAATAATACTTCTTGCTAAATCGCTAAAACTTAATTTACCAGTTTTAACAAATTTATCTAAAGCGCTTTCCATATTAGACGCTAAAGATGTAAATACTTGCTCCGCTTGTTTTGCGCCATTAGTTGCATCTTCAACATAAGAGTTATAGGCTTTTTTCCAACCAAACTCAAAAGTTCTTTGATGTTCGTAATCTAATTCTGTTTGTCTAATTTTTAATTCTTCAAGCTCTTTTAGCTCTTGAATTTCTCTTTCGTTATACTTGCCTTCTTTGCGCATAGCAATAACTTTTTGCTCTAAATCAAAACGAGCTAAAGCAGAATCTCGTTGAATCCTAGTCGCATCAGCTAATGATGATTCTAATGACAATCTTTCTCTTGCATTAATTAAAATAGTTTTATCTTTATCAAGATCATACATTTTCTTTTTCTGATCTAATTCTTTAGCTTGATTTATAATTCTATCTCTTAATGCTTTGTCTTTAACTTGATCGTATTTACCGCCTTTTTCAAACTCAAGTAAAAGCTTGGAGTATTCAGATTTAAATTTACCTACTTCGTCTGTTTCAAGTTTATAAACGCGTAATTGTTTAAGAAGCGCTTCTGTTTGCGATTCAATTTTCTTTTGCATCGCAGGGTCGTAAGTTTCCCTTCCCGCTACTTTTTTAGCAGAAAAATCAGGACCTAAAGCGCCTGTATAATTACTATATGCTGTAGGATCAAATGCTTCACCTTTCATGTATGTAGGGTCATGGATTCGGTTTGCATATTTAAATTTCTGCGCACCTCTTTGTGCAGCTTCATCCATTTTTTGAAAGAAGCGATCCATTAACTCTAATGTTTTTGTAATCGTATCGCCAAGCCAAACTATTAAGTTACCAATAGCAACAATAGCTGGACCTAATGCGTCAGACGCTGCAAGTTTAGCTTTATACCAAGAAGCACCTATACGATCCCATACATCGTTCATGGCTTCTAATTCAGGTTCGGCATTACGAGCGAGTTCTGACATTTTATCCATTTCGCCCGCTAAACCTTTAGCATCAACACCGCGCATACTCTTTCCTAGCAATTCGGCTGCTAAAGCATTACGCCTAATTGGGTCTTCCATTTTTGCAAGGGAAGCTAAAGTTTTTTCAAATAACTGTTCGGGATTAAGATGTTTTAAATCTTCAATAGATATGCCAATATCTTTAAATGATTTTGCAGTTTTTTCATTTCCCTGCAAAGCATCATCCATTTTATTGGTAAGAGAGCTATAAAGCCGACCGACATCTTCGGCTCTACCGCCTGATTGCTGTAATGCGCCTGATAATTTAACCACAGACGCAATACTAATTTCGTTAGCTTTCGCTACATCGCCAACCTGATCGGCAAAAGCAAGTAAATCTTTACCTAAATCAACAACGGCAGCCTTCGCTGCATTTCCGACCGTAGCAAATTTTAAAAGACTTGTGTTAGCAAGTCCCATTCCTTTGGTAAATTCGCCTGAATCTAACCCTAATACAACGCCTAATCGTGAAATTAATGCCATTATTTACCCTTAAATCTGCTTTCGTCAAATCCATTAGCTTGCGATATAAAAGTTAATAAAGAATCGCTGGCAGAAACAGCAGGTTCATTATAAATATAATCGTAAGCAGAGCCTAAAATTGATCTTGTCGTATAAGGTGGAGCTGTTGCGCTCCTTAAATAGTTAAAAACCCCCGCAGTAAGCGTTGCAAGCGTCACCAAGACACTTTTATTTCCAATTAACCCGTCAGCATACATGACGCTAATTTCGTTCATTGTAGCCTCATCTAATGCGTCTATACTTTCTTGGGTATGCCCATTAAAAATCATTGACGCTTTTACTTGCGTTCTTAATGAGCCAGCTACTTTGACTTAATTTCTTTATAGTCGGGTGAGATAACCTCATTAATTTTGTCAATAATATTAATCTGAATACTTAATGGAAATTCCTCGTTCACATCTTCGTATGTTAAACCTTCAAATCCGTTAGGAATTTCAGGAATTAAAAATTTAATATATTCGACAATTCTATAACGCATTAAATGCTTAAGTTTGGCAGCCTCTCTCATAGAGTTGCCGTTTACAATAATGTCGTTTTCCTTAATTTCAACTGTTTCATCTTCGTTATCTTTTCTGTTAGCAAGATAATCTTGATAAATTTTTTCAATTTCATCTTGATTAGGATTGTTTGCGTAATTATAAATTGCTTCAATTTCGCTTACATTCGGCACTCTTACTTTAAATGTATGACCGCCTAATTCAAATGTTCTTGTTAAAACCGATAAACGATTTTCTTCATACTTTTTACCTAACGCTGACGCTATCTTGCTCATACCATTTTACTCCTATATTGTTCCATTTTTTGTCTTAAAATTTCGCCTAATTTTGTTGCTACAGATTGCGCTTGACTTTCTAACGCGCTCCGCATAAATGGGTGAGCCGACATTTTAGCTGTCCCAAATTCGTTTGCAATAGCTCGCGCATCATACGCATAGCCTTGATCTTCATAAAATGCTTTTCTAGCTCTCTTATATTCAGCGCCTTTTAAATGACCATGTTCGGCTTGTAACGCTTTTTTAACGCGTCTTGGTATTGGTCTAGTGGATACGATGGCAACAACAGAATCTTTAGGATTCATGTATTTTGATTTCATATCTTTTTTAGTAGGTCGTCTGCCAGTTATATAAAGAGAGTTATGCAATAAACCCGTATCTTGTGGCGCGTCAGCTTTTGCTTTTGCCAATACGGGTCTCATAGCTTCTTTAACAGAAGGAATTAATATTTTGCTCTTGGCTTCCTTATCGCCAATTTCGGCTTGAAGTTTTTCAAAGACTTCAAGTGTTTCCTTTAAGCCTTTAACTTCAAATAATGCCATTAGTCTGCCTTAATTATTTTTTGATAAATTGTATTATTTAATTTTACTGCGTAATCAACGACTTCTTCGGGCGTTAATTTGTCCGCATGATTTTTTGCAATTTCGTGCGCTAAATTAATACCAGTTAATCGTTGTTGAGCAAAACCAAACCAATTCTTTTGACCTGAATTGGCTTGGCTTACTAAATAATCTAATAAATCATTACTCGACTTGATTTGTGCTGTCATTTTTATTCTCTTTTGTTTTGTTAGCGGTATAAGGATTGTATTTCGCTAATACTTGTAATGCGATATATTCCGCACTATCAGGATTAGCTTTTGCTAAAGCATCCGCTACTTCCTTTGCATCAACTTCTAAACCCATAGCTACAGCATCAAGGCTTTGATAAGTCGTTGTTAAAATTTCAAGTGCTTCGGTTATCTTCATTATAATTCCTTATTAAGTATTATTTGACCAACCGTATTGATTGCCTCTTGGGTGAATAGTAAATGTTACTTTAGCTTCTGCGCCAGGAGCATTATCAACAGTCCATTGACCTACGCGACCATTAAATGCGTAATTAACAATGTTTGTGCCATCAGTAGCTGAAATAACAAATGTTCTGTCGATTGTGCCGTTGTAAGCATCACCGCGTAATAACAATAATTGAGTATCGGAAGGATTCCACGCTGCAGTAATTGTCATTGATGTAGGTGCTGATTGAACAGGAATCTTGTCAGATTGACGGCTACCTGCAACACCAAAAGATGCAACAGCATCATCTTGACCGAAAGCAGGAATAGCTTCTACAGGAACTGCATTACCTGAAACAGCGATTGCAGATGTTGAAGCGTAAACTGATAAGTTAGCTACAGTTAAAGGTGTAGGTGTAGCAGTAGGTTGAGCATAAAGCGTTGCGCTAAACCCAGGTAAGACTTTATTTGGAAGTGCCATAATTATTTCTCCACATTAAAAAAATTAAAAATTCTTATGCTGGTATATCTATTGTGCAATCCATAAAAATATTATGAAGCCCAATTTCATTGTCGTATCCATGATATAACCATACTACATCCGCTTTGGATATGTTGAAGCCATAAGTAGCTCCACCAAATAACCCGCTATAACCGTGTAATGATTGTAATATCGTATTTGCTATTAAAAATCCATCTTCCATTGTAGTCGAAAACACGCTAATTTGGAAGGTGGGCGTGTCAATACCTTTATTGCTTTGGTATATACCTGTATAAACAGGTTGATGAACATCTCGTAACTGCCAAGTAATAAATTTTGGCTGTGTAGCAAAGTTACGGTTAAAATTAGCATAAACAGGCACAGGCGAAACTATTGCCGATAATTCAGCTTGTATAGCCTTTGCATACTGATTAACATTATTTTGAGTGGTCATTCTAAACCTTTGTAGTAGGATCAGAACGATAACACATTAATGTTACGCTCATTCTGTCATTAGATTCAATACAATCCGTTATACGCCAATCTTTACTGCGCCATGTAATCGAATATAAATTTTGATTATCGACTACATCCTTCATCCATGGCGTATAGTTAAACTTCATCTGTATTAAATCTTGGTAAATACGATAACGCTCTGTAATTGCCAAAGAATTTTTAACATCCGAAATTAACGGTCTGCCAGTAAATTTTTTAGTAATTGTTGTAACATTCTCGCCATAGGTATTAGTGCCGAATGTCAAGTTATTTACATCAACATTTTCGTAACGGGTTATTGCCATTACATCACCAATGGTTTATAAGGTCTTAATAAAGCATCTACACCGAAAGGTATTTTTTGCAATCCGCCATTAGTTGTTTCGCTACGGTTATTATATAAATGCGTAAATAATAAAAGCGCAGCCTGTTTAATAACAGGATAAGCCTGTAAAAAATTTGCATTAAGCGTATATTCAACAACAAGCGGTGAAGTTCTATTTTGACTTATATTGCTAGGAACACCGTTTGGTAAAATAACTTTATTGCCTGTCGAATCATAATAATAATCCGTTACAGGCAAAGTATTAAGAACGCTTGGCGTATTGCCATCAAAATAAGCAACTTTATTAATTACTGTCGATCCCGAATTAAAAGAATCCACATAGGAAACATTCGGCAAATCTAAACATACTGGTGTCGAGTATAGCGAGCTAATGCCATAATAAACCCTATAAGATATGGGAAATATTGGCATACCAAGATAATCCTCGATGTGCATTCTAACTGCTAATTCAAGATCAACTAAATAAGCGTCTTGGGATTCATCACCAAACAAGTTTAATTGGTTAGTAATTTCGTCAAGTGTTAGCCAGCCAGTCGTTAAATCGCGCTTTATTTGCTCGATTTTATCGTAATTAAAAGGATTTCGCGTTGAAGCATACGAAACCGTGCCAAGCGATTCTGCAGCCATTTATTATGCTCCTACTAAAAACACACCTGCAAAAGGATTGCGAATAGTTGAAACTAATCGTTTTTCTGCATAAAGCGTTACAGTTCCAGGTTGTGTTTGGTCAAAACGCTTAATATTCATAACTTCCGCGTCAGCGATTGTATAGAATTGATCCCAGTTAGCTAAAACGGCTGAAATTTTACCCGCTGCAGGCGCTTCTAAATATGGATTTGGGATCACAGGGAAGCCAAATACAAAAGCTAAAGAACCACCATCATTATCACCAGCTTCGCTAAACATAGGAACACCGCCACCTGTTGATTTTAATTTTCTTAATTGTGCAATTAAAGCAGGGTGCATATGCCAAGCTGTAGTAGGTAAAGACCAGTATTGAGCTGGTAAAAGATTAACAGCGTTTACAACATCATCGTAAGCAATAGCTGATGCAGTAAAATCTTCTTTTAATACGGTATGAATACCGTTTGTTATTGCAGTTCCGCTTGTTCCAAAAGATGCAGTCGAAGTGCTTGTGCTATAAACATTTAAACCGCGTAAACCGTTTGTTCCGCCAGTAGATGTTGTTGTTGATCCCGCTTGATCGTCATTAGTAGCCATAGATTGCGCTTCTAATGCTGAAAATTCAAGCATTAAATCGTTTACGATTGCTGAATCAATATTGTTAATGTCGGCTAATACCGCACTACGAATTGGTAGCTGTGCAGTAATAACGCGAGTTGGTAATTGCCAAAAAGATGTTGCAATATTTGGGCTACCGCTATCAGGCGTTACTGCATAAAGCCAAGGGTTAGTAGAGTTCGCTGCATTACCAGTTTTTGCTACAAATTGAGTAGCAGAAGTATCTGTAGAGATAATTTGGCGACTACCTTGTCTGAAAGGATTAGCATAACGGAGCGCTGCAAATGCGTCATCAAAATAATTTCGACCACCAATATCTAAACCTGATCCAGTAAGTGTTGATGCCTCTTTAACATCTTGAGCTTCCGCAAGTAAATTAACTTCGGCTTCGCCTTCTGTTAATGCTTGTTTAATGCCATTTAAAATTCTTTCAGATGTATTCATTTTTCTTTCCTAAAAAGTTAGAGAGAGGGCGGATTGCTCCGCCCACTCGATACAACATTACTTAACTACTATGGTTTTGTAACAGTTGCTGTTGAACGGTATCTAATGATACTGAATGGATCAACAACAGATGTTGCAAGTCGTTTTTCGCCATAGAATGTAATTGATCCTGGGAGCGTTTGGTCGTATCTGCGTAGAACCATGTTCATACGATCAACGATTGTGTGTCCGCGATTCCAGTCACCAAAATACATTGGATAGAGAGAATCAGTTCCCGCTGCAGTATCAATAAATGGAACATCTAAATATTTATTAACTACTACATCGAAACCTAATAATGTGCCAACGATACCATCTTCGCGAGCTAAACCATCAACATAGATTGGACGACCTTGTGAATCTGTTAAACCACGAATTGCTTGAAGCAAGAATGGGTTAATAACAAATTTAGCTGTTGGTGTCCAGTATTGTTGTGGCAAGCTATAGATAAAGTTCACAACATCTTTATAAGTGATGTTATTTACAGCGCCATCACCGTTTGTTGTTAATTGATCGTATGTAGCGATTGAATGTAAACCACTTGTAGAACCTGTGCCTGATGAACCGTAAGCTGCAGTTGAAACAGTTCCGCCTGCGTATGTTGCATTAGCGCCAGGATATTGGTTTAAACCGCGTAAGCCGTTAGAACCGCCATAAGGAAGTGTAGTTGCACCTTGATCGTTATTTTGAATCATTGAAAGCGCTTCTGCTTGTGAAAATTCTAAAAGCATATCGCTAACAACATTTGATTCTAAACCATCGATGTCATCAAGAGCTGCAGTTCTGATTGGGAACTGTGTATTTAAGTCTTGAAGTGTTAATTGCCAAATTGTTGTGCCTTCAGTTGTTGCTGTTAAGTTATTGTTTACAGTATAACCCCACGCTGCACCTGCATTACCAGTTTTAGCACGGAATTGATAAGTAGCACCATCTGTTGCAACAGCTCTTGACACACCGCGCATTGGGTTAGCCAAACGAAGAGCCACAAATACTGGATCATAAGCTGTTCTACCACCAATACCAGCGCCAGAGCCTGTTAATGTTGAAGCCTCTTTCATGTAAGCATCATACTGATTTGTATCTTCAAAAATTGTCAATTCTTTTTCATGACGACCGTTTGATTTTACAAATTCAGCTAATTGCGTTTTAACCATGCGATTAACTTCTTGGCTAATTGTTTTGTAAGTTTTAATTAAAGCTGGAGCTTGAACAGAAGCAACTTTAGCTTCTAACGCTGCAACTTTTTCTTCAAAAGAAATTGCTTTTTCTTCAAAAGATTTTTGTGCTTCCGCTAATTTAGCATCAACATCAGTTTTAACTGCTTCTACAGCTTCAACTTGTTTTTGCTCAATCGCGTCTAATTTTTCGATAATTTTTTCTGACATGATTTATCCTTTTAAACGATTGTTGAGTTTTTCGAGTAGCTCTCTTTCAGCTAATGCTTTAAGAACAGCTTCCTCATTTACCACCGCATCAGCATCACTCTGACTAGGTGCTTTTTCATCCGTAGCTTTAGGTGCATCCCGCACTTCTAAAACTTGTTTGAAAATTGAAGATGCGGTGGTCGCATCTTTTCTTGAAAGTTTTGCATCACGCAACGCCTTCTCGATTAGTTTTAAGTCTAAAGAGCCGTCTGCTCTAAAGCACTCTAATTTCGAGATATTGCATTCTAGGTTATTAGGTTGCATTACAATAGAAACTTCTCGTAAGCCACCTTTTGTTATTTGAAAATATGCTTCGTCTGCATCATCGCCTACTTCTACGCCATCAGCATCGACCATTTTAAATTCGTCAGCATAAGCGCCTACAGAAACACCGCCAACCATAGCTGGTGATTCTTTCATAATTGTATATAGGTCTTTACCTGCTGTTGTGTTTGTAAATAAACGACCTTTAGCGTCCATACCTTTGTCAGTAAATTCAAAAGAAGTCCACTCGCCTACAGGCATATTCATATCGTTATGTTGAAAAAACATAGGTAGCGGTTTGCCTGTTTTAGAAAATTCATCAGCCCATTGTGCAAAACCTTCGGGTTGATAATTAAATCTGCGACCATCAGCACCTTCGCGCGCACCCCATGTTGTTACAGTAGCTTCAATTTCGCCTGCGCTACCTTGTGCTTCATCGGCTTTTACACCGAGAGCAACTTTTGATTCATAAAAAAACTTAATATCAGTCATTGATTGGCACTCCCTTTGATTTCATTCCGTTAGTTTCAACAGGTTGCGGTTTACGCTTTTTAGCCTGTTCCATTAATTTTTCTAGTATCTCTTTTAATGTCATACCTTACCTGCTTGACCTGTCTTACCAATAGAAGATTTATTGCCACCGCCACCAGTATCTTGAGGCGATGTTCCTGCAATAGGTTGCGCAATCTTGCTATTATCTTTTAATTCGTCTGCATTTTCAATGCTAGATTTACCTAAATACTCTCTTGCTTCGTTTGGAGTTAGGATTCCTGCATTTACGCCTGCTACGGCATAATTCATTTGGTCAAAAGGTGCGCCTTTTAAAAAGTTATCTGTTTCAAACTCAATACATAGATTTGGGTATCCAGCTAATAAGTTTGCGCCAAATTTTTGCTGAATATTAATAATCATTGGTAACATTGTTGATTTATAAAATTCGTCAAGCATAGTTTGTGTATTATTATACTTGCTATCGCCAATTCCAATCATTGAAGGTGGCACACCGAATAATCCGCAAATACGCTTCATGGTTTGATCTTTTAAAGCTCTTGCATCAGCATCTTGTAAAGTTAGCATTTCTAAAGGCTGATATTTCATGCCTTGATCTAATAACATACCTTGACCAGGTTTAGATTGGTCAGTAGATTTAGAACCCGTTAAATCTGACCATGCTTCTTTTAATCGCGCTGCAACTTCTTTAAATTTTGTGTCAGGAATTACTAAATCCGTAGTAAACATACCTGACGGTTTTGCGCCATTTAACATAATAAAGTTAGAATACTGATCTATACCCTGATCCAAGCTAACTAGCTCGGTTGCTAATATACCTTTGTTAAAACCAGCCGAGCCTTGCCAAGCAGATTCGCTTGCATGAATAACTTGATAATATTCTAATGGCTCATCTTTGTTAAACCCGTATGTAGAAGTGCTTAATCTGTAAGTAGGGTATCTAGTAGGCGTTATTTGCGCAGTAATGAGCGTAGAATCGAGCAAATACATTTCCATAGGGGTAAGGGTAGGGTTTGTCTGATCCTTGCGCCAAAGAGCCGTAAATGTTTCGCCTGATAGGTCATACCACATTGACCATTGATACCAAAATTCGTAAGCAGACTGATAATTATTAGGGCTATTTAATAAATTCCATACGGCTTTTGCTTTTGCTTTATCTCTCGCAGAAACATTAGGATTTGTGCAAGCATCGACTTTTTTGCCGTCTGCATCGTAAGCCATTATTTTTATTGGTAATTGTGATAACGCTCTTGCTTTTGCACCTACGCAAGCCATAACTGTTGAGTTACGGGATAGCGTGGACATATCAATAGGCGTGCCAGCCGTATTGACAGAGCTTGTTGTTACATATAATAATTGATTAGTGGCTTGGTAACCTTGACCCTTAATGTTGCGTAATATGTTGTTACCAAGGGCGGTTTGACCAAAAAGGGTATTACTTTCCTGCGCGTTTTGATTCGGTTTTCTTTTAAATATATCCAAAATAGCCATATTTTCCCTCAAATACTACGGAAACCGTAAGATGTCGAAATAAAAGGATGATCCAACGAGCAGTGCATCGCAATAATGAGCGCTATTATACCATCAACTTTAGCGCTTTTGTCTGCTTCGTTCTTACGAATTTTAATATTTCCATTAACATCTTCGTAAACTTCGCAGTTACCTAATTGCCATCCTAAAAAAGGGTTGCCGTCATGCTTTATTTGATGTTGCATTATTAGTTTCTCGGTATGCTTTGACGGATTCGATAGAACCGCCATCCCTTGACCGACTTTTTTTACGGGAATGCCTACATCATGCAATCGGGCAATTAAACTTGCAGCGTTATAAGCATCATACCCCACTTCTTTGATGTTGTATAGTGTAGCTTGTTGTTTGATGTATTCAGAAATCTCTCTGTCGTCCATAACATTACCTTCTGTTATGTGTAAAATTTTACTTTTAACGGCTTGATCGAAAATACTGCGATAATGCGTTGGAATCAATTCCAATGCTTCTTCGGGTAAAAAGAATTTAAATTCTGCAAAGTAGTCATCTTCCGCATAACGCTTTAAAGTGCATACTGCATTTAAATCTCGCGTTGCAGCCAAATCGAAACCAATAAAAACTTCTTCGGGTTCGGGTTTATTTTCGCCTATTGAATCATCCCAATACTGTCGGTCAATCCATGCGCTGTTTGCGGATACATAAACATTTAAAGTTTTGCAAAGAAATTCGTTTAATGAAGCAGGTTTAAGTTTAGCTTGATTACAACGCTCAACAATAGCTTCCTGAAAAATACTAATGCCGTGCATCGGGTTAGCTTTGCGCCAAATTCTTTCATCACGCCAATCGTCTTGTAAATCTAGTGAATATAATAAACCAAACCAATGAGGGTTATCTTCCGCCTCGCCTTTAAGCATAGATTCAAAGGCTGACATATCTTCATAGAATTTTGTTTCTTTAGTAAAAGATGCGGTTGTAATATAAATCCGCAAAGGATTTTTTCGCGCGACCATACCTGAATGAATAACTTCAATAGAGTTTCGGTCTGTAATTTGTGCAGCTTCGTCTATAATTGCACAGCTAGCATTTTTACCGTCACCCGATTTTTTATTATCGCGGGATAACGCTTTAAACATAGATTGACTATCGCCAGCTTTTGATATTTGGTATTTAGATAAATTAAACCATCCCGCTGCAGTCGCTGGCATACTTTCCACCATACCACGCGCTGCATCAAAAACAATAGTGGCTTGTTCGCGATTTGTCGCTAGGGTAAAAACTTCCGCACCTGCTTCACCGTAATTTAATTCGTATAAAGCTATAACGGCAGTTAATGTTGATTTACCTGCTTTTCTAGGAATGTAAACAATTACATCCGTAGTCATCCGTTTTGTTAAATCTTTTTTATGACGGAATCCATAAATTGCACAGATTAATAATATTTGAAAAGGTTCTAACTTTATTGACTTTCCTGCGTCAGGACCTTTAGTGTGTTTTAGAACATCAACGAATCGTAAAAAGTGCCTAACATATTTTTCATGAAATTCATATTCCCAATGACGATCACTTAAAAAATCTAAAAATCGTTGGCAAGCTAACTCTACATTTTTACATACGCTAATGTTGCCTTTAGTAACATCAATAGCATATTGAATGCCATCATTCCAATCGTTCATACGATGCCATGTTCTCTCTCTATGGCTCGCGCAAATCTATAAGCAATATTTTTCATGTCCGAATCTTTTTCTTTGACGCATTCGAACATTAACTCCGCAATTCTTTGATCTGACAAAGGCTGTCTTATTGGTTCATCCATAGTAAATGTTACCTCTCCTGTATTGTCTAAAAAATATTCTTTCATTATTGAAAGTTATCAGGACCTGCCATTAAATCGCCAAGTTCGGCAGAATCTATTGACCTGCTATTTAACCGACCGCGCGGTGTTAATCCTAATTCGTTCATAAGTCCAATAATTTTTGTAAGCGTCTTATCCATTTGTGTTACAAATGGGCTTGGTCCTAAAGTCTTACCGCCATTATATTGTGTAATTACAGCTTCTTTAGTTTCCCTAAAACCAATTAAACATTTTACATAAATAGAAATTTGTTGAGCAAGGAATGACAAGGTATGCTGATCTTGTTCCGACCCTATGCCGTAAACTTTAAAAAGATATTCAGAAGTTTCTTCGATAAATCTATCTTCGTTCCAAGCGCTTGGATCAGTTAGCCAATACGCTTTAGGGATTCGCTTCTTAACCTGTTCGGGAAGCGTCACGCCTTGGTTCTGTCCCTTTGTGCCATGCACGATGTGAAGTTCGGGGGGAAGCCTATTATGCGATTGAGCCATATACACCCCCTTTGGCAACTCCATTGGCGAGAATTTGGT